CAAGCCCTACATTGGGCATAGAGATAGTACCAGAGCTAGTAAATGTTCCTCCAGAAAGCCCTGTTCCCGCTGTAACTGAGGTTACTGTGCCTGGCTGACCTGTGAACGTAAGAGTATTTGCAGCATCATCATAGCTAACACTGATATTTGAATGGGTGGCTCCTGTAATCATTGGAGCTGCAAAGTCTTGGACTTGCTCTTGTGAAAGCTGAGTGTTAGTATTGGCCCAAGGAACATTTACGACTAAATCATTTGAAGCATTCTTTTGTACTGCGTAAGTTCTTGAAGCAGTAGTACTTACAGCATTTGCAGCTACAGTTTGATTTGTTCCGCTTATGTTACCATTATGTAAAACTTTATTTAAACTGGTTAAAGTTGTATCTCCGGCGTAAATTTCTCCTCGAACATTAAAGGTGAGTGTTCCAGTACTAGGAAACTGAGTATTTGTATCAGAAGGCCCTACAACAAGACCATAACCAGCTGCGGGCAACTCTCCATCAAACTCATTTAAGTATAGCTTTACGCCTTGATTATTTGTAGTTTCAAATTCTATTTCAGGATAGCTTCCAGTTGCAGTATTGCTATCTTTTAGAAGAATACTTGGAGTGGTTTTCTCAATGACAAGATCTCCTGTCATTGTATCTCCGGTATCAAGTAAAAATCTACCGTCAAGATCTACAGTTAAGTCTGAAAGCCCTTGTCTCGTTGCAGTAAGTATTCCATTCCCTGTACCAAAAGTTAATCCAGTTAAGAAGTTATTATCATTTTGGAAACTAGAAGCAATAGTAAAATTCGGATAACTTCCTGTAATACTTACGTTGCTTCCTTGAGTTAGTGTAACTGTTTGGTCAGGAGCGTTATTTACAAAGTTTAGTTTACCTGCTGTGTCATTGTAAGTTACAGTAATATCAGTTTCTGTGCCCCCATCTACCATTCCACCTACAATATCTTGTACCTGTTCATCACTCAACTGAGTATTTGTATCAGTAGAAGAAATTGTAAAGTTAGGATAAGACCCAGCAATACTAACATTAGAGCCTGCTGACAGTGCTACAGTCTGATCAGGTGAATCATTTACAAAATTTAACTTACCATTTGTATCGTCATAGGTTACAGTAATATCTGTTTCAGTATTACCAGTTATCATTGCTCCGATAACGTCCTGTACTTCTTCCACAGTTAGTTGAGTATCTGAGGAAGTGACAGTAAAGTTTGGATATGTCCCAGAAATAGAAGTTCCACCCGCTCCTGTTAGGGTCACAGTTTGATCTGGAGAAGGGTTTGTAAAGTTTAGCGTATTAGTAGAGTCATCGTAACTTACTGTAATATCAGTATGAGTACCTCCCGTAATAAATGGGCCTACAATATCCTGCACCTCTTCAGTAGTTAGCTGAGTATTTGTATCGGTAGAGGCAATAGTAAAGTTTGGATATGTACCCGTAATAGTTACATTACTACCCTCACTGAGTGATACAGTTTGATCTGGAGAAGTATTTGTAAAGTTTAGTCTTCCATTTGTATCATCATACGCAACTGTTAAGCCTGTTTCAGTATTGTTAGATACCATGGCACCTACAATATCTTGTACCTGTTCATTGCTTAACTGAGTATTAGCGGAAGCAATAGTAAAGTTTGGATAAGTTCCAGTAATAGTAATATTACTGCCTTCTGTAAAGGCTACAGTTTGATCTGGAGCATTATTTACAAAGTTTAATTTGCCATTGGTGTCGTCGTAAGTTACAGTAATATCTGTTTCAGTATTTGCTGTAACCATTGTCCCTACAATGTCTTGTACGTTTTCATTACTAAGCTGGCTATTTGTTGCTGCAATAGTAAAGTTAGGATAACTTCCTGTAATAGTAACGTTACTTCCTTCTGCTAAAGTAACTTCTTGGTCTGGTGAAGAGTTTGTAAAGTTTAAAACATTATTTGCATCATCGTATGCGACACTAATATTAGAGTGAGTACCTCCAGTAATAAATGGCCCTACAATATCTTGAACTTCTTCATCGCTCAATTGAGTATTAGTATCAGTGGAGCTTACAGTAAAGTTTGGATATGTTCCCGTTACAGAAGTAGCTCCTGCTCCTGAAATACTTACCGTCTGATCGGGGAGAGGGTTTGTAAAGCTTAAGGTGCCTGCCGCATCATTGTAAGATACGCTAATATTAGAGTGAGTACCTCCAGTAATCAAACCCGCTGCAATATCTTCTACTTCTTCTTGGTTTACTCCACTAACGTCTAAAGTTAATGTGCCTGCTGCATCATCATAAGTCTTGGATAAATTCGTTCCAGCAACAAGTAGTCCGTCAACAATGTCTTCTACTTCTTCTTGACTAAGTTGAGAAACTGCAAAGTCTAGCTTACCATTTGTATCATCATAAGTAACACTAATGTTTGTTTCAGTATTACCATCAACCATTCCTCCAATTATGTCTTGTACGTTTTCTGTACTTAATTGATCCGAAGCGAAATTTAATTTACCGTTTGTATCATCATAAGTAACACTAATGTTTGTTTCAGTATTACCGTCTACCATTGCTCCTACAATATCTTGTACTTCTTCGTCACTTAACTGAGTATTTGTAAAGCTTGATGCAATCGTGAAGCTTGGATAAGTTCCAGTAATAGTAATGTTGCTGCCTTCACTTAATGAAACTGTTTGGTCTGGTGCTGTATTTGTAAAAGAAAGACTATTTGCATTATCATCATAATTAACACTAATACCTGAATGTGTAGCTCCTGTAATCATTGGAGCTGCAAAGTCTTGTACTTGTTCTTGACTTAGTTGAGTATTATCATTTGCTGATGAAATAGTAAAGTTTGGATAAGTACCGGATACAGAAGTAGCGCCACTACCTGTAAGAGATACAGTCTGATCTGGAGCGTCGTTTGTAAAGGCAAGAGTACCATTTGCATCATCATATGAAATACTTATGTCACTATGAGTAGCTCCCGTTATTAGAGAAGATACTCTATCTTCAATAGCTTCATAATCTACACCAATAGAAGCAACACCATTAGTAGCAGTAACATCTATTGCATCCGTAAAGTTTAAGGTATCCACGTCTGTAGATACTGAAGTACCGTCTTCTTGAACGTCTTTGATTGCCGCCGCCGCATCAATTACAGACTGCGCATCAATAGTTACACCAGAAAGTATAAGATCGGTTCCATCGAATAAAATATGCTTACTATTATTACCAAAGACCATCTTACCGCCAGTAAGGTCTAAGAACGCCCCACTTTCTCCGCTCGCAGGAGAATCATTGGCATCTGGTATGTTACCGCCTTTCAGTGTTCCCGCTGTAATATCTCCAATATTTGCGGTGATTGAAGAAATTGTAGACGCAGTAATATCCGTTGCTGTAACCGAACTTGCTGTTAAAAGTGTTGCAACAACGGAGTTTGCAGTTACTGAATCGGCGGTAACAGCATTCGCGGCGAGAGCGTCTGCAGTGATTGCATTTGCTTCAATGGCGTCTGCAGTGATTGCATTTGCTTCAATAGCATTCGCATTAATAGCATTAGCTTGAATAGCGTCTGCAGTGATTGCATTTGCGGCAATAGCATTCGCATTAATAGCATTAGCAGCAATAGTATCTGAAGTAATTGCACTGGCTGTTAAAAGAGTTGCAACAACAGAGTTTGCAGTTACTGAATCTGCAGTTACTGAATTTGCTGCTAGCTCATCCGTAGTAATTGCGTTTGCAGCAATTTCATCTGCAGTGATTGCATTTGCAGCAATTTCATTTGCAGTAATAGAGTCTGCTGCAATTTCATTTGCAGTAATAGAGTCTGCCGTGATTTCATTCGCAGTAATAGAGTCTGCAGCAATTTCATTTGCAGTAATCGAGTCTGCTGAGATTTCATTCGCAGTAATAGAGTCTGCTGCAATTAATTCCGCAGTAATCGCATTTGCAAAGATTTTATCTGTAGTAATACTTCCAGTAACTAGCAGATCACCATCAATTACTTCAGCCTGATTTAGCCACTGATTTCCATTGTACGCCCACTGGCCTACAGCAGTGTATGAAGCAACTGTGCCCTCAAAAAACTTTGCATGGTCTCCTGTAACTGCAGGACCTGGACGTCCGTCCCATTGACCGTCCCAAGCAGATTGAGCTTCGGTAGTATTCGTTGGTAAGGTGCTTACTGGAATATCCCAGCTTCCTGCTCTGCGCTTAGTATTTTGTCCAACAAAAAATTCTACATAATAAATACTTGAGGCACTTTTTTGTACTTGAGCTAGAAGCGCATCTTCATCTAATCGAGGAGTAAAAGACTGTTTAAAAGCATATTGATTGCTAAATGTAAAATTAGAAGACTGTTTAAGTACTAGCTGCGTATTACTTACGACTTCTAAAACTTCTGCATAAATAGAGAATGCGTCTTCGTTTCCTGCTGTACCATCATATGTTAGCTTTATTAAGTCATTTGCAGCAAAATCAGTTTTAAAAGTAGTGCCTAAGCCATTTACTACAGTTCCTCCAGCCCCGCAAGAAATTCTTCCGGAAACCAAAGCTAAGCCATTGTTAGCAGACCCTACCTCTTTAAAGTAAGAAAAGTTTAAAGGCTTACCTACCGTATCTGTTACGGTTGCATCTGTGTGAATTTCAACCTTTTTCCAAGGAGCACTAGGTCCGCTACTAGAATCATAGTAGAGATACGCAGTAGAGCTATTAGACATACTACTAAAATCAATACTACTTTGAGCAGCAGTAGCATTTTCTACAACAAGTTCTGCACCTGTAGGAGCTACATAAGCATAACTGCTATCATCAATTTCTATAGTGTTTGTAGTGTCGTCAAACGCAATAGAGGCGGATAAATATCCTCCTTTTTCAATTTTATTTACTCTACTAAAGCCTGCTGCCGGAGGCGCATAAAGAGTAACATTTGTGCTTCTCCAAACAGATTTAGTTCCTGCTTCAGAAACTGTTCTGATTCGTATCGTGTAACTGCCTGCATTTACATTCGAAACAGTTAACTCGCTAGAGGCACCTGCCGCAGAAATAATACTGTATCCTGTTGGTGAAGTTTCAGGAAAAAAGTTATGTTGAATTTCATAGCTTTGAGTAAACTCGTAAGGTCTTAAATTTTTAACATTATTAGTATCTGATTTTTCTAAAAGTGGAGAACCCCATGAAATTTTTGCAGTGTATGTAGAAACTGTGTTATCTGTTTCTGAAGCAAAAACTGGCTCCAAAGAAGCGGACAGACTAGTTGGAGCAGGAACTTCTGTAACTGGCCCCGAGGCTTGAGCATAGTTAGGAGACGTGTAAACAGTTGAATGGTCTCTACTAATTTCGTCAAATTTATCTCTGTAGACGATACCTGCTGTTATTTGATAAGTTTCTCCTTCTTCTTTAATTGAAAGTACTCTAAATAATTTTGTCTGATTATTGATTGTAGCATTATTTCCTGTTACAATCCAAATAATATCAGAGTCGGGAGCAGAAGTAAATGCCGAGCTAGTTACTACTGTGGTTTTTCCACCCGAATGAGAAATTGAAGCAATTGGATGCTTTTCTATTCGCGTGTGCTCAGAAAATTGAGTAGATACTGCATTAAGATTATCATCTACTAAATTTGCCGCGGCCTCTGCAGTAGTAATTGAGTTTCCGTCTTTATCTGTTAAAATAAAGTCGCCTCTATTGTAAGTAACAGAGTTTATTGTTACAGACTCGTTTTGATCTAAGTATGTTCCTGAACTTGGAAATACTACTTGAAGCTGGTGACTTGTATTAGCCACAAAATCGCCTAAAGCAATTTTTCTATCCAGAGTAATACTTGTAGTAGAACTTGAAGAGCTTACTCGGCCTGAAGCAGCTACTCCATCTTGGTTGTTATCACGAACTTGAATGTAGTCGCCAGGTCTAGTAAAACCTCCGTTCACTCCGGTTGTAAATTCTATAATTTCGGTTTCTTTAGTATCAGTTATAAGATGCCAACGGGCGACTCTTTGTGCTTGACTTTCTGAAGTACAACCAAAAGCAGTTACATCTTTAGAAACTATTCTATTTTGCTTTAGAATATCTCCTGTGTCTTCTAAAGTAAAAATTGTTTCTTTGTAATCTTCTTCAGGACTATTCCAAAGAACGTTTATTTGATTAACACGAGCTCTACTACCTGTGTATGTGTAAACGAACTCTCCATTTAATATATTCCCGTTTGTAAATGTGTAAACAGGCTCTTTAAAAGAGTCTTGAACCGCAGTGAGCTCTCCATCTATCCAATAGAGCATGCCTTGGAAAACAGAGGATAAATCTTTTAATACTTTGTACGCTTCTGCTTGCTTTGTAAAATAAACATTACAAGAAAATCTAGGCTCCTGACCACCCTTTCCATTAGACACAAGTTCATCACAGTACCTTGCAATTTTATACAAAGAATACTTATCAATGTCTTCTTCTCGTATAAACTCCCCTAAACCAATCTCTTTGTCTGTTAAGATATCATACAAAATCCAAGCAGGATTATTTGTGTAAACTCTTTCTCTAAAGTTTCCTGTCCAAACTTGATATTTCGTTAACTTAATTCCATCACTCGCACGTCTAGTGTATTCTGCTTGATTTGATTTAAGCTCTTCTCTAGTAAAATAATTATCAGGTACACGAACTTTTCGTCCTCTAACTAAAAAGGAGCGTTCAGGAGGTGAATTAAAGTCTTCGGCACTAAATCTAGTAACAGCATAAGCAGATAAAGGATAACTAAATTTTTCTGTTAAAGCAGCTTCTGCAAACTTTAATCTACATACGCCTCCAAAAGTGCCTGAAGGATCTCCATCCTTTTTTCCTGCGTATTCTTCACTAGAGTGTGGAGTCAGTCTTCGAATTCCTATTCTCCAGTCTACAAAAGGCGCGTATTGCAGCATATTAACTGTTTTTGTAAAGAAGAAAGCATTTCTGCTATTTCTGTTTATGTTTAGAGTTGTTCCTCTTCTACCTCCGTCAGCTAAAGAAGTATTGTAGGTATCCCTATGGGCCTCCCAAAAGTGCTTGCCATTTATCTTACCGCCAAGCTCAGAAGGCCAGTCTGGAACGTCATCAATAAAATCTTCGCCCCCATAATCATTTCCTGCAATTAGTACTTTTGTATATTCAGATTGAGTTACGTCTTCTTTGTATTCAAAAACAATTTGAAATTCTGCATAAGCTCTTTTTGTGTCTCCATTCCGAGTAGTTACCTGTAGTCCTTGTGGGAACTCAAAGTCAAGATCAACATAATCAATGGAATTTTTAGTATCTTGATTAAAATTAAAAAAGGCAGGTGTTAGATAAAAAGTACTTGCAGTACCCTGTACTCCCGAAAATTCAGGACCTGGACTTGTACGTACAGAATTATGAAACTGTAGTTCAATATTTGGGCTTACAGTGTATGATGCTACAGGGACATTTGGAACATTATGAGAGTTTTGATATCTAGTTCCTCTGTAGAAAAAGTTGGAAACGTTTGAGTAGCTTAATACTCCTAATCCAGAGCTCCCCTGTTCTACGTTCCTGTTTAATACAACAGGGGAGCTATAAATAACAGTTTTATTCGTTATATTTCCATCTGATGCAGAACTTGCAAGCTCTGCAGTACCACTGCTTGTAAGTCTCAGAATTTTAAAAGTTCTATCAACACCAAACTTTTGCCCTGTAAATAAAGTTCTATTTAAGGGAGTACTTAATGTTGCTGTTGATACGCTACCATTATCTGTAACTGCTACAATTTTGGCAGTAAATGGGGTTCCGTCAGGATTTCCTCCAGGAATTCTTATAAAGTTTTGAACAGGTAAATTTTCAACAACCGTAGTTGTAACAGCGCCTTCAGTATTAGTAAACTCAACGCGATCTCTAACCATTCTTTCTTTAAAGACACCTGTTGTTGCTGTTAATACGTAGGAACCTTCTACTGCGGTAGCTGTTAAACTTGCTTGATAATCTGGACCATTTGAAGTTGTACCAAAAATTTCTCCATTTCGTACATGTAGAAGACGAAAACTATCTAAAGGATCTTCCTTTGAATAAAAATTGCCAAACAAATTTACAAGACCTGCATCAGTAGTAGCATTAACTACCTTACTGCCTTCAATTGTGGCGGTTCCTTTAGTATTTAAAAGAAGTTTTGTACTTTCAAGAGCATTTTCTGGAAGCAAAGAGGCCCCATTGAGGAAAACGCCTGAGTAACCCCCTACTAAGCCTTCAATTTCTCCGGCAGAAACTAAATCTATTATTGTTGCTTGTTGCTTATCATAAGACATAAAGTATCTCTTTTATGTATTGGCGTACTCGCCTTCTTTTAAAAAATTATGGCTCTGGAGGAACGAATCTTCTAGTTTGATCACCTGAATCAAACTCGTCTCCTTCAACTTCAACTTGGCGAGGCTGGTCTGGATCAACTTCAGTATCCGTATCACTACCATCAGTTGGTGCTTGATACGTGTTTGTTGAGCTAAAGTTAATTGTAGCAGTCTCTATGATTGTGTCTAGGTCAGCCCATGTTGCAAACTCAAATATTACGGTACAAGTAGATGATGTATTTTCTTCAGAATCATCATAGTAATCTTCTAATGTATATTGAACAGTTCCACGTCCTAATCGGTGCCAGTCAAGTGTAGTTCCTTCTTGGTTTACAAAGAACGCAGAGCCTCCCCCTGCGGTAATATTTGCTCGAACAGCATATTGTTGATTAACCTCATAAGAACTACTACTAGACCACTGAGTATCAGAGTAGCCTCCTGAAACTGAAATTGCCCCATATGAATCAAAGTTAATGTATGCTTTTGCAGCAAAGTTTTCGTTTTCACTAACTCCAACAACTGTTCCATTTGATACGGATACTGTGGCAGCCCCACTGTCTTCTATTGTAGTAGAAACACTTGCTCCAGCAATTGTAAGGCTAGAAAACCCTCCGTCTTCGCCTGTGCCAAGACTTATCGTTTGTACTATTGATTCACTCGTAGTATTTACATCAGTTAACGTATCAATTGTAAAACTAACTTGAGATTCTCCTGCAGAAATTGTTCTGGTCAGAGGGCTGCTTGCTGTAGAGTACTGTGTACCTTGAACGGCAGTACCAGAATATGTGATAGTAAAATCTAAGTCTTCAAGAGCTTCTACAGTATTTCCTAAATCATCTGTTAGGAAAATAGTAAAATTATCAGTAGTTTGTCCTTCTAATACCAAAGAAGGTCCTATAATTGTTGCAGTGGCTAATATATCTACTGTAGATCTTGCTCTCTTAAAATACAATTCTAAATTTCCGCCCTGTTCCTTTTCTGAATAAAAATCTACTAAAATAGGATCACTAATACCTCCGTCTGCTACAACGTACTCTGCAAATTTACCATTATTTCCAGAAGTACTTAACCTTGTATTCATTCTTTTTGTAGAGTTTTCTGTAAATAATCCGTCATTAGGGGTTACTTGAATAGTGCCTGTTGAAGAAAATACACCCGGCAAAAATTTCACTTTATCCCCTGCTATCAGTTCATATGGACTACTAAATGATCCGTCTCCTACGTCTGGATGGTCAAAATCAGGTAAGCTCTCAGCAACTAACTGCAAGTTGCCTCCTGAGAGTTCAATCTTCATGTCATAATCAGCTTCTGCTTCTGGGTCGGTTTCATTTCCTCCAGGTAACCCTATGGGAGGAACGTAATCATTAATTACTGTAGTTACAGAACCAAAATTTCCACTATGAACAGTTAAAGTGTCGAATCCCCCATCGTCTGTAGTGCTTGGAGTAATTATTATTGTTTCAGCTCCTTCTTCTTCGACTCCCTCCTCAGCAACTGCAAGCGTAAAGACAGCAGCACTATTACCACTAGCGATAGTAACAGAAGATACTGGAGTAAAATCTGTAGAAGAGCTTGCTGTGCCTGAGTAAGCAAGATTTACTGCTATACTTGTTTCTGCTTGTATTGAGTTTCCATTTGAGTCTACTACATACACTGTATATTCAGAAGTGGTATCTCCTTCGTCAACCTCGGAAGGCCCTTCTATTTTAAGAATTGCATCTATTGTTGCAGGGTCTACTTCTTCTTCTACTGCGGTTCTTTGAAAGTAAAGAGTAATACTACTGTTTAAAGGAGAATCATTGTTTCTACTCAACTCGTAACTAAACGCTAAAGCACCATCTATAGTATTTAACGCATCATCAGCACGTACAACAACAGCATTAGAAGCAGTGTTTGACTTTAGATCAAATGCTTGGGTATCTTGAAATATCCCCGACGGAGTAACTCGCAGCTCCGCATCAAAAGCAGGAGGAATTCCTCCGTCTTCGCTTTGAGAAGGATACCATTGAACATAAATGTAGTCATTGGCACCAACTATGTATCTACTACCTGTTGTTCCATTCCCTGTAGGAGCACTTGAAAGGTTTTTGTCCCATCTATGTACTATGTCTGGAGCCTCGGAGGTGTCTGATGCTTCAAGAGTAATAATTAATGCTCGTATAACTCCTACAGGGCCGTTCTCATTCTCACCGGTCTCTACTCCATTGCCGTCCGTAGTGTCGGCTCCCGAGGGCGGATTAAAAATTGAATCTGCGTCAAACTGTTCGTAAGCTACTGAAATAGGAGCTCCTCCTACTCGAAGCTCTCCGTAAGCTACAGGTACTGGCATTCCTTGAGAAATATTATTATTTGCTCCTTGAAATGAGTATCCGTCATTTACTTCATCTGCATCAGTTTCTAAACCTGGAGCAAGTAATTGAGTAAGGCCGCTGATTGCAAGACTACCCGCAATACCGTTTACCCAAGCATAGTTACCTCCTGTAACAATTACTAAGAATGCGGCAGCAAGTATTTTTGCACCTCCGCTTTTTGCACCTGCGGGCACTTCTGTAATAACTATGTCTTCATGGCCTACGGACATAAAGAGTTCTTCTGGATATTCTAAAAATGTGCTTCCTCTTTTTACCTCAAAAGAAACTCCCGCTTCTACTGCTTCTGTTAAATAAGGTCTAAAATCAGGATATTGACAGTCTATTAGTTTAAAAATATCACGCATGGTAGAGCAGTTTGTCTCCCAAACTTCTCCAAATTTAGATAGGTTATTTCCTACTAATCTAACTTTTTGCATATCGTGAATACCTTGTTATTTGTTTTACCCAAAAAGGGTAAAGACTTTCTCTGCAAGAGAGTCTATTTTCTGCGTGATGCATAAATAGACCTTCTCCTAAATAAACCCCACAATGATTTGGTACAGTTGACCTAACTGAAAATAATATTACGTCTCCCTTTTCGGGGGACTCTGCTTCTACAAACCCAAAGTCTGTAAAATAGTCATCAAAATAGTTTAGTCCTTTCATCCACCAATCGTCTTCAAAATCAAGTAGAGGCAAAGTTATGTTGTATTCTTGCTTGTAATAATCTCGTACTAAAATCCAACAGTCTTGAACACCAAACTCATATGTTCTACCTAATAGGTTATTACTATCAGGGGGATGATAAGTTGTTTTTTCACCGTCCGGAACTGAATAAACTGTGTAAGGTATTTTTAAAAAATCACTTGCTTTTTTGTCCGCTTCGCTCAATTTACTAGAACTATTTGTGTGACTATGAACTATTGAGTGTATATCTCCTTGAAAATGCGCTTGTAAATATTGAGTAGAATCTAAGACAAAATTACTTTCTTTATCTTCAGCTACATTATCGCAAGGAACCCAAACTAAATGACCTTTTTTATTTAATAATATTCCGCAAGCTTCTTCTGGATACTTATCTAAACAATAACTAAGTATCTCTTTATCTATTTTGCTTAGCACCAGGAAATCCTCCAAATGGGATTGCTCTTCTATTGTTTTTCTGTAGCGCATATCCGGGCAACTGTCCAGCAAGTCCAATTGCTAAGTATCTTTTTCTACAAGACTCTAGTTTTTTACCACAACTATCTCCTCGAGTCCAATATTTACCTTCAGAAGGACTGACCCTTGAAACAGAAACTCTAGTAGTTTGCCAAATCATTTTTCCGCTTGTTGCGTCATTAAAAAGTTTGTATTCATTGTAAGACTTTTGCGTGTAAGCCTTACTATCTTCACCAAATACAAAATTAGTATACACTCTTATTCTTCTAAAGTTTGAATTGGTATCTGATGGCTGACTAGTGGTAACTCCAACACACTGCCAATACTCTTTTACATTACTTTCTGTAGTTGTAGAACCGTCCGTATTTACTCGCTCTAAATCTACTTCAGTGTAATAGTAATTATTTAACTTAAATGTAGAAGTTACCGAAGCAGCATCTTCGGCTACACCCCCAACAGAAGGGTCCAAATCTGCTGAAAATAATACATACTCATCTTCTTTATTTACATAAATAGTTCTAAGACTCAAATCTCTAACATTAGTGGTAGATAGCGGTACTCTAAATTGACAGGATTGTTTCCACGTACACCCACCGTCAAGGTTTGTTCCTCGAGCCGGATCTGCACCTGTGTATTTCCAAGGACATGCACCTCCAATAATAATTCTTCGAGGAAGCATTATTCCTTCTAAATCATGGGGAGCAGAAAGTTCAAAAATAATTTCAGACCTTGTTTTAGACGCTATTCTGTCAATAATAAAGGTTACTTTTGGAAACTCTATTGGAGCATTGCCTGCTCCGGTATCCCCAGACTCTCCAACTAAATACTTTTTAAGGGTAGTTCTTCGTGTAATTCGCCGTCCTATTAGATCTTCATAATCCAAACTACCTACTTCTCTTCTAAACAAATTTAAAACATTTGCAATTGTTATTGTTGGACGAGCTTGAGAACCGTCTGCACTTACATCAATTCCTTCGAACTTAACAGGAATACTTTGATAAGTTCTTGCAGTTCCATTGGAGTCTCTAAACTGTATGTTTCCTAAACTTTCTGTAAGCTGAGTAGTAAATCTTGCATACTGATTGTCAACATACTCTATTTCAAATAAATGTATGTAATCTGAATCAATAGATTGATCTTGTACTGTTGCAATTAAGTCTGTCATGCTTCATAAACTCTTCTTAGTTGTGCTTGAATGGTAAAATTTTCTTCTTGTACGTAGGTTTGCGTAAATCCACTACATACTACTTTTATTGTTTTTTCATTGTCGGTAGAGCTATCCAAAACTCCTGTTGTTTCTTCTAGGCTTGCATGGTCTGGTACAGTTAAAGCAAAAGAAGTGACTCCTCTCAAACTTGAAAAGAATCCTGCAATATCGTCAGCTTCAGCTTTTGGTCTATTCATAAACTGTAGACTGTAGTTTTCAATTTTATTATTTCTACCTCTACTAATTCTTTGCTCATAACCATCACCAAAAGACACTACTTGAGTATTCAATTCAACGCTACGATTGAATCCTCTATCAGGAGTAATCTGTCTTGAGCCGTAAGTAGATGAAGTTGTAAATCCAAGTGCCATTATGCTGCTCCTAAGTTACTCAGGATTCCTCCTGGTCTCTTTTGTCTCTGCAATTCTTGCTGTACTGCAGTAGAGATTGCTCTTCCGAGGTTTTCTCCGTCTCCCTCTCGATTTTGTGTTTGAGTACCTCCAGATGCATCTACATTTACCACTACTGAATTATTCTGCTGAGAATTTCCTCCGCCTGAAATCTCTACTGGAATCTCATTTCCATTTGGAAGAGGTACTACTGCTTCGGTTCCGTGTAAAGTTGCAGGGTATCCTCCTTGAGGACCGCTTGCAATACCTCCCGCTGAGTATCCGGGCATTTTTGATCCATTGCTGAAAACTCCTCCGTATCTTCCTGTTACTCCTCCAGTTGCAGCTGCAGTAGTAACTGCAGCGGTTAAGGCGCCCAAGGCTCCTGTATTCGCAGTTGTATTTGCTTGATCTACAGGTTGCATGAACTTATCCCACGCATCTTTTACAAGCATTATCAATTGAAGTGCTGCGGTTACTGCAGCAAGTTTTTTTGCGGCTTCTTCATTACCTGTTAAAGCAAAAACAGCACTTCCTAAAGCTGCTACATTTCTTCCTGTTTCTAAAGCACTATCCATTGTCGCAGAAGTTAACTTTTTTGTGGCTTTTGTTTGTTCATCTCCATCGCCACCTTCTCCACCGCCTTCTCCACCGCCTAAAATACCACTCATGGAACCTGCTGCTGCGCCTTCTCCGCCGCCGATACCACCCATAGGATCTTGTACCATGGTAACATAAACAGGCATTGCAGCACTTGCTCCAAGACCCATACCGTCTAAACCACCACCGCCTGCAACTGCTCCTGCTATTCCAGTGCCAAGCTTACCTGCATTTGCACCTTGCGCGAGGGCCCCGCCACCGCCTGTTGGAGACATAAAGCCTCCTCCAGTTACAGGAGGAGTAGCCACAGGAGCGGTTACTGAAGGAGCAACAGGAGTTTCTTTTTGTTTAGTAATAAACTTATCTTTAAAGTCTCCTACTGCATCTCCCACAAAATCAGTAATTGGCCGAACTAAAAACTGTTGCGTTAAAGATTTTTGTAGCTCTTCTAAAAAACCTCTGCCAATTTCTTTCAGTTTTTCTCCGAGATCCATGGTTTTGTCGCTCAAAGAAGCAAACATAGCATTGAACGCATCATTTAAAGAGCTATCAAAAGACTTCGCCGCGCTATCTAACAGTTGATTAATTGGCCTTAAAGCCTCTACCGCGCGCTCAGCGTCTTCTACTACTTTTGTTAAGCCTTGCTGATTCGCATCACGAGTGGCTAAAGCAAGTTCTAGTGCTGCTGCTTTTGCTCCGGAGTAATCAAGACCTTCAAATATTGCTGCAGCTTCTTCAAAAGATTCCTTTAAATCATATCTCTTTTTTAGATCTGCTTCAAGAGCTAAAGCCTTTAGTTTTGCAGCTTCTGCTAATTTTTGAGCGTCGAGTAGTTCATACTCTAACTCTATCGCTGCAACCTTTCTATTGTACTCTTCGTTTATTTGTTTCTGTCTTTCTACTAAAGTATCGCGCTCTAGTTGTGCTGTTTTTTCAGCAATGAATCTTTGCTCGTCAAAGAAAGGATTTCTTGCAGACTGCTCTGAAGCTTCCATTTGAATTGCTTCTTTTGCCATCTTCTGTCGAATATCAAAGATTTTTTGTCGAATATTCGCTTCTCTGTTTAAGGCTGCATTTATTTTTTGGCGAAATTGAACTTCTTGAGAGTCTAGTTGTGCCTTTTGTAGTGCATCTTGTAGCCCCAGTCTTTTTCTCAAAATAGGATCCATTTCTTCTGCGATTCTATTTCTTTCAGTTTGAAGAGTAATATCCCTACTAGTATTTTCTACCGCTAGCCTTGCTTGCTCTAGCTGTGCTCTTTTCTCGGATGTAAAGGTTGCTGCATTATTTTTTTGTTCTTCTTCTAGGGCTGTTACAATAGATTGTTGAACTCGTTTCTTACTCTCTAAATCAACTAAGCTTTGACTTCTTTTTATCTTTTGCGCATCGAGATTTGTTAATTTTTCTTGAAGGCTTATTCCTTTGGTCTCCATTTCCGCAGCTCTTTTTAGCTCGGAATTTCGAGTTTTTGCAGCAGCTACATTCTTTTCTACTGCTGCTCCTATTGCATCGTAAATTTTTCTTAAGAATCGACCTCTCTCAGCCTCTTCGTCTATTTGTTCTAGAGTTTCTTTATGAATCCTGATCTGGTCTTCTTTAAGTTCGTTGAATCTTTCTTGATTTCCTTCAAGGGGCGTAAATTCCTCTCCGTCCATGAATCCTTCAACAGTTATGGTCTTGGGCTTGTTCCTGCTCATTTGACCCCCTGTTCTGTTAGGATTTCTCATTGTTCGACTTTCTAACTCAGGAATATTAGGGCCCGCACTTGTTTTCTCCAACATCGCGTTAACTCTAGTGCCTGCCTGAAGCAAGTCTTCTTCTATTTGAGATAAAAGGTCTGCTCCGAAAGGCTTGGACCCCGTCTCTATTAATTTATCTAACGCTTTATCTGTTTCTGCCATGATATTTGCAGCCTGTTCAAAAGCATATTTTACGTTTCCAGCCTCACGAGCAACTGCTTTTAAAGCTTCAATTTCTTGTTCGTTTAAGTCTCTATTGTTCTCTAGCGCATCTCCTAAAGCGTGGAATTCTACTCCTAAAACTCGAGTAATACTTGCAGTTTCTTTCAATTTTTCTTTTAGCTCGTTAAATCCTTTTGCATTTTTTACTCTTTTATTGTCTAATCTATTAAAATCTTGAATAAGTTTTTCTACATCTAAGCTTTGTATTTGACCTGCTCGAGCTACTATTGCGGTTTGAGCTGATACTTGATTTTGACTTAAAAAATCATTAGTTCTTTGCAGCTCTTCATTTAGAGTTTTGTATTTTTCAATACCTTGTTCTACTTGCTTGTTTACTCGCTCTTGTTGTTTATCTACTTTTTTTAGAGACTCCACTCCTTTCATTACTGCGCCATAGAGAAGAGCACCCAATGAAAAAAGTAAACTAATCCAGCCTAGCGCACTCAGGAACTTAGCTGCACCCGCACCGAGGCGTGCAAACATTGTTTCTCCTACAGCTCCTGTTGTTGCCATTTGTAGTTCAAGCTCTCGTTGCTTTAGTTTCATTTTATCTACAGAACGAGCAAAATCTGCTTCCGACATTTTATTGGTTTTTACTCTATGCTGATAAACCTTATCTAGCATCACGATTTGGTCTTGAGTAAACTTTTTCAGCACTCCAGTTCTTTTCTGAATGCTTCCCTCTTCAAGTAGTCTCGTTTGTTTATGATAGTGATTTAAAGCACGAAGAGCTGCTCCTTGAGATTTTGAATCTGTTTTTGTACCTGCTAAAAATCCTGTAGCTCCTGTTTGGGGAGCACCTGCAAGTATTCCTGTGGGTGCTGTAGCTCCTTGAGCAGCGCGAACTTCTACATATTTTTGTTTTGTAAGCTCTAGTTCTGCTCTAAGTTCAGCTAGCTTTTTCTTGTTCATTTCAATTACTTCGTTAGAGTTCATTCTCCATTGATGTAGATTTGGAAGAATACTTCTAACAATTGAGATTGCAAACAAGCCAACCACTCCAACAAGAGCTGCCATATTTTCGCTTAAAAACTTTGCAAAACCTGCAATTGGGCCAGAAATAAATTCATAGATAGATTTTTTGATATCATCAAAAGACTTTAAAAATTGATTTAACGCGGCAGTTGTAGGGTCTAATTGAGCTTCTATTAAGCCAAACTTTTCTTCTGCTTGACCAAGGACTTCATTGGCTACAGCTTGGCTTCTTTCAAATGCAGTTAAGGCAGTTACAGGCTTTCCTATGCTTTGTGCATATTTTTCTGTGGCAGTTTGTAGTCTTAGAATGATGCCTAATTCATCTAAAACTTCTGGTTCAGCTTTTACAACACCACGAATTAATCTATCAAAAGAATCTGCTAAGTCTCTTCCTAGTGCTATTGACGCATTCTTTGCGGCTTTTCCTAAGCGCTCCAATTGATCTGGAGTTAAACCTGCAGAAGTACCAATTGCTGCAGCTCGGGCTGCTTCTGCGTACCCTAACTGAGCATCAGTTGCATTTTGTATTCCTTGAGTAATAGTTTTGTACGCAATACCAGAAGCAGCGCCCAAAGCTTCTTGACCAGCAATTAAGTTTCTAAAATCGGTCGCAGCTTTAAATACTTGGAAGGCTGCAGTAATGGCAAAGACTTGAGCAGCAATGGTAGCATAGACCTGAACAAGCCCGCCCATTCCTTGAGACATCTTTGAAAAGTTTTTAGTAGCATTTGCAGATATGTTAGCCGCGCCTTTAACATTTCTATCCAGCTCTCCTGCTGATTTAGCAGTTCTTTTATTGGCTGCATCTTGCTCATCAAGGGCTTGGCGAAGCTTTTTGCTACTAACAGTAGCCTTCTGCATCTTGCCATTGACTTCAATGTCTATTTGAATTTTCTTTGCCATTAGCCTTTAATATTATGGGTGAAATTTTTTCCACCGCTTTTTGCTTTACGCTCTTCAGCTTTTCTGCGTTGTTCTGCTTTTTCTGACTTATCTCTTACTATTTCGTTTTCGTACATTTTCATGAGATAAAGTATTATTTTTGGCTCTTCTATCTTGTAGAGCTTAAAATAATAGTCTATTCCATCCCAGTACTTCCCCATGTAGGTTCCACTCATTCCCTCATAGTGGTCTGGTAATAGGCTGAACATAAAAAATGCCACTTGAACTTCTTCGGGAAAATCCGAAAGTTCGAGCGGCATTTTGGCTGGGTCTGGTTCTTGCCCAAGTTGTTCGCAGATAGCGAGGTACTTATCTACGTCAACCTTAGAGTCAAATTCTTTGATGTACCGTCGGTACAGCTTTTGAATTTCCCCTATTTGGCTCCAGTAAAATTTTCCAGATCACCGACTGTTTCAGTAACCCATGTGTCGAAAGTGTTGGAGTTTTTCATCAACAGTTCCGCGTTGTCTTGAGTGTAAGGCAACGAATCATCGGGGTCAAAGTCTGAAACATCTACCAAAAGAAGCTCTTCTAGGTAACGATACTTTAAGCCTGACCAACCTTTAATTACTGCTTTACAATACTCTACTAGAAATTTGTCTTCGTCTAATTCTTCGATAGGCTGTCGTGTTTTCTTGTCGAATTTAGTAGACACACATCGCTTTCGTAATTTCAAAAGCTCTTCACGGCCTAAATAAGTTAAATCAACGTCCATGCCTGTGAAGCCCGGGAAGTCAATTGATACGGTTTTACTTGGAGTAATTAAACTCGCTAAAGAGACGGGAGAGTCACTCATATTTAATCCTTGTTTGTGCATTAGAGTTAATAATTTATTTTGTAATTATAGGGTATGAGAGATGAGATGTCAAGGTTTATTTTTTGAAGGAGGGGATCATAAAAAAAGGGGCCGAAGCCCCTTATGGTAGTTTTAATTTTTATTATGGATCATCTCTAAGAATCGTGTCGCTGTCTGTAGCTTGACCTGCTGTTGGAGTTGTTACAACTGTTGCAACAGTAATATTAGCTTCATCGGCTGTATCAGCTCTTAGTTCATTTATTGCGGCTTGAGTAACAGTAATTATTGCTGCATTATTTACAATCTCTGCGCTGTATGTCTGCTCAACATCACCGTTTCCACTAGTAAGAGTTGCTGAGAACAGCTCTCCGTTTGCATTCGTGGTAGCGGCAGTAATAGTCAAGTTTCCTGGAGTTGTATTAGTAACTGTAGAATAGCTAAGAGTAGTTGCTAATGTTGGAGTGCTTCCTGCCTGTACTCCAGTGTAAATGATTGTAGCTTCATTTGTAGAGTCAATGCTTGAAGGCAGAGCATGGAAG